CAGAAGAAGAAATTAAATCTGTGGCTCGGTCTAAAGTCATAGATGAGTTCATGTCTGATGTTCAATTAAGCATTTTACAATACAATAGGGGTGCGTTTCCAAGTTTAGAGTGTAAATTACCATTTGTTACATATGATGGTGAGAACTCTAAATATGAGTGGAATCCACACGCTGCTTCATCTTTTAAGGTTGCATATGAAATGGATCTTTATAAGCTCCATAATAGCTCTGGCACGGATGGTGTCTATCGAATCTATGCTGAGCCAGTTGTGCCACCTGAAAAGAATACTGATAAAGTTTTAAAAACTTTTTCAACTTTTGATCTCATCAAAACTCAAATTTTCAACGTTCTAGTTTCAGCTGGTGAGCATATCACCTGGGGACGTTGTGCTTTCGCCCTAACATTCGTTGGGGGTATAGCTGCTATTGCTGGTGGTGCTTATTACGTTAATTCCCTAATGGGTGATGTTGTGGACGTTAAATCCATTGAGTCAAAATTAGAGAAGAATGCGAAGAGGCTTAAACATAAGGAGGCTACAATTGTTCCTCCTGTTGAAGTACCTCTAAAAGAGGATAGTTCCGAATCCGAAAGTGAGGAAGAACTAACCTATAAGCCACCAGAACTACCTTCTACCCCACATGAACAAGCCGATGTTCAGCGTATTTGGGATGAAATCTGGGCTTCACCTGATTGGGTTCCGGAAGGAAAATCCAACCGAAAAGGAACTCAGACTAAAGGTGACCGTAAGAAAGAGTATCGGAGAAAAGACGAGGAACGTTTCGATCAGAAACAAGCTCGTCAAGAATATCTTGATACGAGAGGTATGCGTGATGATGAACGATATGATTACTTAGAAGAAAGGCGCCTGGAGCGTTATAATCAATTCGATGAACTCACCAAAGGGAGATATGATAAGCTCTATTCATCCAAGAAGTATTTGGAAGATCTGATTGATGAATTTAGGTCGGCTGGAACCGGTCTAACTAGTCATGATGTAGTACTGGATGCTATGGGTAAACTAAAGAAAGTAAAAGAAGAGATGAGGATGATGTATCCTGGTAGTGAAGCTATCGTGAAGATGTCATCTCTCGAGAGCGAAACCAGATCGGAGCTTGCTCGTTTTTACGCTTTAGTTGAATTCTATCTCGAAGGCCATGCGATTAAGGCTAAAGTAATTGAGGTGGAACCATCTTCTCAGAAAGCAATTAGTCCTGGTATTGAAATTGATCCGAAAGGTAAGCAAGAATTACCCGTTCGGGCATTAAATGCCGATGTTGAAACTCGTGAGAAACCACCTGCGGCTTTGTTAAAAGCTATGGTAACGCCTGTCGCAAAAACCCATGTTTGCACAAAATGTGGGGGAAAAGGTAAAAGAAAAGAATTTTATATCAATAGAAAGAAAAAGATTTGCTTTTGCAAAACATGTAGTATTGAAGAAAAGAAAAAATTTGAGGTTAAGGTTGTCAAACCTAAACCCCAGAAGAAGGAAAAGAAAGAAGCTACGACTATTGATAAAAATAAGTGTATTGATTGTAAAGATCTGCTTGATGAGTTTCAGGTTGAAAGACACCTAAAGAAATGTAATAACTGCTATAGAAAAATACCTGTAAAGGTTTGCAGTCAGTGTCAAGCAAACCACCGCCGTGAAACGGTTAAGTGTGGTAAATGTACACACGCGGATAATTTGGCGAGTAAAAAACCAGTATCAACTGTACAAGTTGAGAAAAAGGTTGTAATAATGCCGCGTAATGAAGCTCCTTCAGCATATAAGATAAGCTTTGCAGATACAAAGGAGCATAGTGCTCTTGTGAAGCTGTGGTATCCTAATGCTGATCACCCCGAAGGTTTTTTTGGGTGTATGTGTAAGATTAAAACTAAACTAGGAACAATGTTTGTTATTAATCAACATCAGTTAAAACGCGATGTATCTGTTGACAGTGATGTCTCTGGACGACGTTTGATTTATACACCCGAGCTTGAACCTAAATGGTTTAAGTATAAAGAGAATGGTGAAGATTCTATTTGGGGGATAAATGTTAATGATTTACCTTTTAACATCCCTAATTGTCAGGCTGTTGCCGCGTTACCCATGAAAGTGGGAAATGGAATTTACACCCTTTATGGTATTGAGCCTGAAACGCTCAAACCATATATATGTAATACTGAAGGTGTTTTGGACGGAAATTGGATAAAACATTCCGCCTCAACTAATCCAAACCATTGTGGTGCGTTCCTTTGGGACGCCAAACAAGGTGTTGTAGTAGGTATACATTGTAAAAGTTCAGGCCCGTCACCTTATGGTGGCAATAATGCCTGTGTTCATCTTTTTTAAAACCTGAGGTGGACATCCCCCCACCTCTATCAAAATGGGGGGGAGCTGTGAGGGTTAATCCTTATCAACCTCCACAACGTGTCTATAAGACACTTCAATATCTGGGGCGCGTACCTGCGCGAATGCAACTTCGCTCTAAAGTGCGCCCCTATCATATGGTTCAATCTATGCATGCTAAAAGACTGCACACATACTATAATGAGATGCTGGAAATAGCGTCCGATAAGTTTGTGATGGTTGAACCATCTCTTGAGAATGTTAATAAAACCATTGAATCATTCGATGGTGCTAGATTTGGGGAGTTTAGAAATAAATTCCTTGATTTTGGATGTTCTTACCTTGAACACCAATATGGTGTGATATTTAAGGATTGTATTATGCCTAGTGAGGAGTTGGCTCAAGCTATAGACTGGACAAAGTCTGCTGGCTATACGGCTACTTATCATCATATTCAAACGAAGGGTCACTTGATTCAAGACTCTCGATATATGAGCTCACCATATGCGCTCGATCCAACGAGCACAGTACCAATGGTGAGTATTGCTAATAAAAAAGAACTTAAATCTAAAGAAGATGTTTTGGCAAATAAAATACGTCTTTTTTGGATATCTGAGTTCCATTTGTGCCAAGCGCAATTAACGTTTGGTAAAAGATCAAGTTTAAGGTTGAAAAATCGAGGTTGGTCAGCTTATGGATGGACTCCCTTTATGGGAGGTGTTCAAGAACTTGCTGACAAACTTCTGAGTAAACCTATACGCTTCTTTTATGATGTTTCAGGTTGGGATAAGTTCATTCCGTTGATGAAGGATTTGTTTAAAATAATTTTTAAATGTTCTGATATCCCTAAACACATGCACCAGTATTTCGCATGGATGGTACAACATACATGTGAATTTATTAGTGTTATGTATGATGGTGATGTTATACTTAAGAGTTATGGGAATTGTTCCGGTTCTGGAACCACAACCCGTGATAATATCCTTATGCATATTATAATTGCAGCCGCGTTTTTAGCGGAGGCTTATTTTATTAAAAATGGAGTGTTACCAACCGAGGAGTTATTATCAGAACAAGTTGTGAAATTGTTCGGAGATGACTCTATTTTTGCTGTAGATGTGGAGTTTGATTATGTTCTACATCGTAAAGACGAACCCGACGGATTTCTTAGATCTTTTTTTGAAAGATTTGGAATGAAGTTGAAATTCCTCCATGGAGGGTACGAATATCCCGTGGATCAAATGGAGTTTCTCGGTTTTAGGTTCACTATTGTGGATGGATATTACTTCCCACGTTATGATCCTGTTCGTTTGGCAACATCATTTATTTATACAAATGACCGAAGTGATAAGCTTGAAGCTTATCTTAGTAAGTGTTTTGTTCTCACTATGATGGCGTATGCGAGTGATAAGCGTGAATTATTCTTAAACGCTTATCGTGTCCTGATAGAATCGGTTCGGCCGGCGGAAATAACATCTGCTGTGAAAGGTTTTGTGAGTATTGGTCCGTTAAATAAGGCCACTCTCCATGCTTTTTATAGCGGGTTAGAAGCTAGCACAGTAGACTTTTCTTTTTTTGAGTCTGCATTGGTGGAAGGAGGTATAAGTGATAGTTTCACTTACCTGCTGCCTGACCATGAATTCTAATTCTCGTATTACACCCGCCAATGTTATTGGCAAACTTCTCGAGAGTAAAGTCCTTACTCAAGAGACTTTGGCTGCGCTACAAGCTCGCCATGATCCCTACCATGACTCAGAAATTCATTTCTGTGGCATGCCAACACAAGATGCTCAAAACGTTTTTTTGTTGGAATGATGTTGGTAGTGTAGATGTCAGTTTGCAAACTGCCCCTTCAACACTTGACCCTACTCAACCTTACAACATCTGTGTTATGACCTATCCACTTGGAGAGATCGCACTTGTTACCCCCGGTACATGTTATGGTTCAGTTGTTGGTATCAATGATCCCCCTGGAACTACAGGCAATATCATGGCACCAATTACCATTACATATTCACAGGGAGCTGCTGCTTTTCCGCAACTCCCTATTTTTCCCACAGTTTCAACAGCCGTTCAAGTATTAGCGCCTGATCCGTCGCTTATGAACGAGAAAACTGCATGCTGTGGTTGGGGACTTGAGATTGTAAACTCAACCCCATTACTTGATATCGGTGGTATGTTAACCACCGCTGTCGTTCCTCAAAATGATATGACTGATACGTTTTCAGTCCGTATGATTGAGGCTACCGGCGCTGATCCTGGCGCTGATATTGGTTATTTCCAAACTAAACTGATAAAGGGTGCACCCCTAGATCAGCAAACCCTGCTTAAATACCAGGGTTCTATGCAGTGGAATGCGAAAGAAGGCATTTATGCCGTCGTTCCTATCAATTTTCAAGGCGAGATAGAGTCCCCGTTTCCATGTGGACCTATGGTTATTACCAATTCGTTTCCCACGAATGGTACTCCTATAACCCAGCCATGTTGGGTTCCGACTCGACAGAATGTGACTATTGGTGGTTCCACTGTAGCAGTGCAGCCGTACGCGACCAATTTTTTGAATACAGACTCTGTTTGTATTATGCTTACTGGATTAAATCCTCTGAGCACTTTCACGGTTCGTTTCAAAATGTATTGTATGACTGTTCCCTTTTCGAACAAAGTTCAGATTAGGGCGGCTAAACCTCCTATTGCT